CTATAGAATTTTTTATCACTAGGATCAAAATATTTATCTTCTTTAAAAGAAACGATCTTACCTACAGCGCTTGGCTGGTGCATTTCACGAAGATTGCCACGGAAATTCTTAAAAGCCTCTATACTAGATTCTGTCGTTACAATATCGCCTTGACGGTCAACATTGTCAAGCGTAGCAAAACCAGACACCATACGGCGTTCAACGTCTATTTTTCCGATGGGCATTGAAAGGCGAACATTGTCACCTTTAGTTTCCCAATGAGCCTTGTTTGTTAACATAACGTTATAATTATAGCACTGGTTTATATAGTTTTCTCAACTATTGAGACGATCTACCTTCACCCTTTGGATTTCGTCCAGATATTGTAGTTGATGAGTCAGAATTATTATTTGTTCTTTCTGAATCTCTTTGACGAGTCCCTGCTAAATTTGCTCTAGCATCAGTTGCCTGTCTTGGAGACATAACAAATGGATCATCTCCATCCGCTCTTAATGGCAAGTCTAACTTTTCACGAGCCTCGTTTGGAGTCATAACCTGAGTCTTTACATATCTTTCAAGAATTTGAGATTGTGCAATTTCATCAGTTAGTGTCAACTCGTTAAACCTAAGTTCTAAAATATCTGTTTTTTCTCTAATAATCTTATTTACAATTTTTTCTAGATGTCTTTGTGCTGGACGAGATACCTGCTCTTTAAATGTGCGATCTTGGGAAAGTGCTGCTGCGGTACCTGCAGAATCCGCACCACCCAATTTTGAAATAGGAACTTGATGAGCAATTAAAATATCATCACGATTCTGCTTACGATATTCTTTAAATGATCCATCTTGAATTCCGTTTTCAATTGGCTCCATCTTAAATTCAACCTTGTTTCCATCGCTGTCTCCAGGAAGTGGAATATAAAGGGTTCTGTGTGACTGAGCCTTGAGTCCTGTTTGTAAGAATCTAAACATCTTGTCTTCAGCATCACCTGATAGTTTTGCACCCTTTAAGGTCACTACGTATCTTGGAACTGCCTTGTTTTCAAAGTAATCAATATTATATTGAGATGCTAGTTGGTCTCCAATTAAAGATGGCATTGCTGCAACAATATCTGGAATACCATAAAATGTATTTAATGGAGAATATTCTTTAAGATGAATAATCTCATTTGGCCTTGGATCTGTGCCCATAGGATTTGCATTCTTTGCACCAAAGTTTCTAAAGTAAACTACTTTTTGACCAATAATTTGAATAAATCCATCACGTAAACGGCGCACACGAACAGTCGTTGCTGGAATATGTCCAACATACCCAATATCTCCAGCCACAGTTCTGCCTACTTCAATAAAGCCATTACCAGTTGCTTGAAGATCTGTGTAAACCTTTTCCATAGTTTTTGTAAAACTGTCATCATCATTTAAACTCTCTAGCCAATCACGTAATTGAATCTTTGCTCTTTCTATACGATTACGAGCACGATCTACTGCTGCTTGATCGTCATTCATTTCAAACCTTAGCATTGTTCTATCTGAAATATCAAAACGATATCCAAGACCAACAACGTTTTCTACCTTAGCATCAATGGCAGCGTGGTTAGCAAATGATGTATCATAAAAGTTGGCTAACTCATACATATTGTATGGAGGAGTAATTACATCAAATAGTCCGTAACCATTTCTATATACCGTGCCAGGATTGATCTGTTTTGAACTTGCATCTACCCCAGAAGGCGTAACATTTGCTGAATTTAAATATGCTTGGTTTGTTTCTGGACTAATATATTTTGAAAGATTACGACTTGTTCTACGACGAAAGTTTTGATCTAGGCCAGAATAATCCTTTAAATCATCCCAACTTTTATTAAAAGGATCTTGATGTTTAAAAGGATTTTCTTCTTTGTTTTGTGTATTAAGACCTACACGAACATATTCTTCTTGATCACTCATCAATAGCGCTCTTTCCATATTTATCTAATGTCTGTTGTGCTGCATGCCAAGCACCCAAGTCATTCATTGAAGGGATTAGACCTTCCTTCATTCTTTCTTTTTGTTCTGAATACTCTTCTTCGCTAATTCTAGTAAGTCCAGGCACAAACACGGCCTTACCTTCACCGTCGTCACCATAGTGCATTGCTGCTTTTCTTAGTTCAGAAATTTTAGATAAATCTCCACGATCTGAAGGAATATTTAAAATTGAACCAGTATCGTCTGTGAACCACTTACCGTTAGATTTTTTATATACATAAAGACCCCAGTCATAATGTTTATCTATTACTTTACGACGAACATTTTGTACATAGGGTTGACCAGTTTTTGGATTAATTAAGGATTCCATAACCATAAGTATAGCAGATTATACTGGTGTAGCGACAGTGCTTGACCACTCTATCTCTGTATACACCTTTAAAGTTTCAGGCTGGTATATTAATCCTTCTCCATCATCAACAATAATCTTATTTGTTCCAATATATGTTTTATAAATGTCTAATGGATTAATTCCATAAAACTCTGATGAGCCTATAACTAACATACCATCCCAGGTAAAGTTGTTATACCAGAATTGCCAGTCAAAAGTGGTTATTCCATCCGTTAAAACCTTAAACCATGGTCTTAGGCTTCTACTTTCAACTTCCTGCAAACTATTTGCCTGATAGTAAGCGATATTATTAAATAAGGCTGGCCCAGTAATATTAATGCTTCCCAAATAAGAGTCATATATAAGAGAGGTTAAGAATGAGATACCAATTGCAGACCATTCTTTAAGAGATAAAACTGGCTCTCTTACAAGATTGCCATTTAAATAAAATGCAACGCCATTGTAAGGAATGCCATTTTCATTTAAAACAAATATCTTGCCTCTGTCTAAATCAGAACTGTTGGCTTGAATATAAAATCTTAATGTGCCATTCTTGTGATTAATATCAAAAATTTCTGTTGCTGTTTCTGGAAATGTGTCTTGATCATATCTTAGCCATAACTGCATAGCGCTTACTTTATAAGATGTAGCAAGTTCTTTGTTAATTGGAAGTGATAAACCACGACTTTCTAAAATATCTAATTCTCCACGTACCTCTACTCCAGAAGTTTTAGTTAAGTATAAATATGGAGTGCTTTCTTTATATATGCTAAATGGATTTTTTGATTTATAGTCAAAATATATGCCATTCTTTTTATATGGAAATAGGTCTACTCCAAATCTTGTTCCCACAGGATTAGATGAATTATCATTAAATGCTTGTGATGCCAGTTGTAACTTATTTAATAATATTGGCTTAGTTAAGATACCACGGCTGTTAAATTCAAGGCTATATACGATAGCAAGGTTATTAAAATCTTCAGTTTTAATAGGATAAATTAATGTATTATTTAAAACTTCAAATCTGGTTGTTTGCCAGTTTTGATATTCATTCATATCAAGAATTTTATATTGATTTAGCGTTTGTTCGTTTGCAAAAGATGTTGGAATATTTGCACCTTCCGCAACATATTGAAACGTAACATAACTTTTTATTTGTGCTCCAGTTGTATCATAATATAACCCAGTTGCGCCAGACTCTTCTGTCAAAGTTATGGTTGTAGGATACCCTAAATTAAATTGTAAGAAGTCTAAATCATAGTATCTTTCTCCATCTTTATTTTGTACAAACTGACCAAAATATGACAATGGTAGGTAGTCTTGCCAATATCCAGCAACTCCTATATCTAAGAAATATTTTTGATATGCTTCAGATGGTAACAAAGTATAACTGGCTGTATGTGTAACTAGTGTTGATGCATCTTCTAAAACAATAATTCCATCTTCATCAAAATTATCTAATATTTTAGAAGAATTCATTGCACTACAAATACCAACAGAATAAATCCTACCAGTAAAAACATATTGACCAGAATCATCGCCTCCTACATACATTTTTAATGAATTTTGACTTCCAAAGAAAGAACTTACGCTTCCACCAAAATTGTTAGACAAGTCTCTTAAATTAAACCCTGCTGCAAAAGTGGTATTTGCTGTTATTGGATCTGAGGTAAATAATAACTCTGTATCTCCATTGTAGGTTAAAGAATATTTAATCTCATCGGCATCTTTTATAATAGAAAAATAATTTCCAGTTATAGGGTTATATATTTTAAACAATATTTGCTCAGAAACAAGGTCATGTGAACTAAAAACACCATAAAAACTATCAACCTGATTTGCTAAAACATTAAATCTATTAAAATTAATATAGGTGTTTTGAGAGTTCCAGGTATTGTTTGGTCTAAATGACAAAAACTTGTTTTCAATAAATGGACCAGATTCATTATCTTGTATTGCTTGGTTGTCATCATAAAGATCTTGCAGGGTTTTATTATCTAAAAATATTTCAGGAAGTGTATATTCTGGTGTTCTTAAACTTGTTGTGGTTGTTGTTAAATTATCAAAACTTCCTTGATTCCAACCAGCGAAATCTGGATAATTATAGTTTGCAGTATAGTTAGCAAATGGATAGTCTACGAATGCTGTTGTTCCTCCATATGCTGAGTTAATACCTTCTGGAGATATAACTCCCTGTCCATATACCCATCTACGCTTTGCTACTGTAACTGGAACCTGATACGAATAGATTGCAACACAATCAATTTCAAAAGGATATACATTAGGACTTGCATAAAATCCAAGCCAATCCTGGTTATCTCCGTTATTGTCAAGTTCTTCTGGTAAAGAAAGATTTGCTGTGTCTAAAGACAAAGATAAAACTTCTTCTCCATTTACTAATAATGATGCTGAATTTCTAATTAAACGAATATGAATAAGCATCGGTCTAAACCATTCTCCAACGAAGTGTGAAGCAAATTGATTTCCAATAACTAATGTTAAGAATCCATCTTCAACATATAGTCCATCATCAGATGCAATTGGTCCAAATATTTTAAATGGTATTGATGTGTTTACCGCTATTCTTGCCCAAAACTCAATTGTGTAATCATTGTATTGACCTTTTTTATTTAAAAATCCTTTACCTGGAATTATTAAAGATGCACCTTCATTTGTCTCTAACCTTGTTGCTCCGCTAGCACCATATACTAAAGGAATTCCAGAATTTTTACATTTTAGCCCACCCTCTGTAATATAATATCCAGAATCTTCTGCTATGCCATAAGCCTGTGCTTCTACTGCATCTAGACCACCATAAATGCTTACAGTTGCTGGAACTGTAGTTTCTGTTATTCCATTTAACGAATATGTATTAAATTCTTCGTTCCATTGTCCAAGAGTTATACCATTAAAATAAAACTCATTATCTTCTATTCCATTTGATCCTTCAATAATTCTTATTTTTATAAGTATTCTTAACTGTGCATTAACGTTTGGGATTGTAAATGTTTCAGAAATAAATCCCCATTTTTGATATAAAGAACTTGTAAAAGTTTTTAAATTTTGAACAATTTCAGATGTATCTGGATCTGTATACTCATATCCTATTGAAACTGTTTGTAAAAATATACTATTAGAATAAAAATATGTTCCAACACAAAAGGTTCCAAGTTCTTGATTTAAATTTTGAAAATTTATTAAATCTGGACTCCAAAGAGAAATTTCTGAAAATTCTTCAGTTGGTACATCGCCATATATTAATGTAGTATAACTATTTGGAAATGGTGCATCTGCTGGTGTTTCCATTGGAGTGCTTCCACCATTAGTTCCATTCCACAATAAACCAATATCACGTTGTGCTTCAGAAATTAAACTCTTATAATTGAGTGTATCGTCTAATGCCCACAGAACTAGTGGATGTTCAGAATATATTTTTTCTGCATATAAATTTGATGGGTTAGACATTTTTCTCCTATAGCCTTATTATAGCAGGATGAAACTAGTTTTTAGGAACCCACAACTTTTCATTGCCTTTATTGTGATATCTTGCCATTACGAATAACAAGTCTGAAAGCCTATTTAGATATTTTGCAATATTTGGATTTATACCATCTATTTTCCAGACCTGACGCTCTGCTCTTCTAACAACTGTCCTTGCGTTATGTATAGCCCCAGTAGGAAGAACAAAAGAATGAAGTGGCTCCAAGTATTCGTTATAGTCATCAATTATGTTTTCTAAATGCGTAATTCTTTCCTCTGATATAACAATTGTTGGAGCACCAGAAAGTTCTGCACCTAGATCAAATAGGTCATTTTGTATTCTATCTACAATATCATTATGAAATTCAGTTGCCATTCCTATTGCAGAGTTGGCTTCATCTACCGCACCTATTGCTTCAATTAAATCACTACTTTTATCTATTCTTTCATTAGTAGCCGTAGAAGTTTTTCCATCATCGCCAGTCTTTGTATAAATACGAGTTAGATGAACCATTAGTGTCCTGTCAAAGAACGCCAGATATCAATAGTAATATTGTTTGCTATGGATAGTGCTACAAGATTTATAGATAACTGAAGTATGTATTCAGCAGTTTTGGCTTTTCTTTTTTGTATAGGAAAATGTACTACGTTATCAAATTTTTTATATGCAACCTTCATGGAAACCTTAACTCTCCGTTAGGGCCAGCCCAGACTAAACCTAGTGAATCTCCTGGGTTTAAATATTGTTGGTCTATTGCTAGTTGTCCCCAACCCCATTCTTTTCTAGGAAAAGGAATTGTTTGTTTTTCTTTAATAATTAATGCCCAGTATGCTTTTTCTGGTGGCATTATTTCACAAGACTCTGCCTTTTCGTCTGGCAAATTATTGACTCTACAGACAACGCCTAGTCCATATTTTTTGGTTCCTTCTATTTCAAGGTTAGCCTTTTTTAAAACATCTAAAGCAATTGTCTTTGTAGATGCATCTATACACTTTGTTAGTTTTGTATTACCATCTAATTGACCATAATCAATATATAGATTAATGCAACCATCTTCTGATTTATTTATGGTTTGTAATCCAACAAAAGCCAATACTATAATTGCCAATGACGCTAATATTTTTTTCATTTTTCCCCTTAGTAAAGTTTAATTTCACAGGCATCTGTGCTGCAATATGCTTCACCCTGTGCTTCTAGATTGTCTATCCCATCATAAATTGCAGACCAATCAATCTTTGCAATTTTACCAACATAAAAGTTATATTCTTCTCTGGTTATTTCATTGTATGGCTGTTGTGGATAAACCTCATTGCCCATAGGTAAGAAAGAAACTGCTTTAAGTTGACCCTCATACATATGTAATGCTGGTGCAACATGCTTAGTTTCTGTTTCTTTGTTAAATGACAAGGTTACAGAAACTCCATTATCAGACCAATATTTTTGAGCAGTTGCTGCCAAACCAATTTTTTCAAAAAGGCTTACATCTTTTTCAGATCTTGGATGTCCAGATGCTATTGGGAAATATACTACTGAAGTATTTGCTGAAACTAGGTCTGCTTCAACTTTATACCCTGCTGCTTTAAACAGATGAAGCATTGGATCTGTATTTCCAAACCTTACAGCACGAAGATAGAATGGTCCTCCAGGACCCCAGTGAACTCCAGGAGTAGCACCAGAAAGTAATGATACAGAGCCAGAAGGTTTCACGGTAGTTACACGAATTGACTCACGTACACACAACCATTCTGAATATGAATGATCGTATTGACGAATCTTTCCGTACCCTTGATCCATCCACTCACGTAATGCTGGCATACCTTTTGTATCTGCAAATGATGCAATACCTGTTAAAGATGTTCCAATACGACGATTACGTTGCATAATTCCATTTGTGGTTTGCCAATGTGTTGGAAGAAGCGTTACTGCTTTTCCATAAAGGTAAGCAAACTTTAATGTACGTAAGAAATCTTCTTTATCTTCATGACGATTTAAATGAACCTCTACTAGCGTACAAAGTTCGTATGATTCTAACGGTTGCTCTGCACAAGGATTAAAACCCATAACACGAGAATCTTTTCCATCTGCTGGATCTGCAAGTCTTCCAAAGTTACGTGCAACATCTAACCAAATAAATCCTGGCTCTCCGTTGTTTGCAATTAAATCAACATAATCTTCATACTTTGTTCCAACTTCTGCAGCAATGGAGTTGTTTGACATCCATGCCCATCCTGGTTTTTCTGGATCGTATGAGTTTCTTTCTGGAAATATCTCTGCATTTTTAAGATTAATAAAAGTTTCATCTCCTGGCAAACCAAGTGCTAAAGTAGCAGAGCGACGAACGTTACCAGAAACAACGCAAGTGCCAATAAGATTAATAATATCTACAATTGCTCTAGAGTCTAGTTTTTCTCCTGCTCTACCGCCAATAACTTTATCTATTCTTTCATGTAGTGCCTTTAATGGCTCTGGACCACTAGCAACCCCGCCAAACCCTTTTATAGGGGCACCTAGAGGACGGATAAGGTCATAGTTAAACTTCTGAATAGCCTGATTAGGACGTAGGTATGAGTTTAATAACATTCTTACAGAATCTACCCAACCTTCACGAGTATCTGGAATGTCCCATACATTTTCTGGTTCTGTTGGGGCAGAGATAATGATTTCTTTATCTTCACCTATTGTGTCAAAACCTACACCAATACCTAACATTAAGGCATCCATTACCCAAGCAAATAAAGCACCTGGATCATTACGATCAATATCACGAGTAGATACCATAGCGCAGTTTTGAAGAGAAGCGGAATTACGTTTTTCCATAGTCATCTGAGTTCCAAAAGCCCAAAGACCACGGCCAGGAGGTGTCCACTTTAGGTTAAATAGACGATCATATGCTTCCTGAGCAGATTTTTGGGCTTTATTATCATTCCATGGTAAACGGTTTTCTTTAGCATGATTTTTTTGAACTGAGTACATTCCTTCAATTACACGCTTACAGACTTCAAACCATCTTTCTTTTTTACCGTCTTCTTTCATTCTTGAGTAAGTGCGTATAAAGGTGATCTCGCCAAGAGAGTTTGAACCAGCATCTGAAAATCCAAATGGTGGTTGTACGTCTTTATATTTTGCTACGAAGTCTTCCAGTAAACGAAAAGAAAAGATGTCTGACATAATATTTCCAACTTTCTAATAAAAAATATAATAAGTACTTTAAGAATTATAAAGTAGTGTTAAGTATATCACAAATTTAAAAAGAAAAACACGCTTGTTTAGAGCGTGTAAATCTTTAGTTTACAGTTAGTGCTTTAATTTTTAAAAAGTATTAATAAAAAATTAGATTAGTACTTTTATTTTAAATAAGTGCTATGCACCAATTAGCATAAATTCGCTAAATGCTGCTCCACCACCTGCTGCGCCCCAAGACAAAGCGCCAGAACCATCTGTTTTTAAGAACTGACCACTTGAACCATCTGCTGAAGGAAGTGTCCAAATTCTGTTTGCAGTTACAGTTCCAGGAGCCTTAAAACCAACATAGTTGCTTGAGTCTGTATCTGCTAATCTAAGTTCTGCTGTAGCATTAAGAGTAAGTGCAGTTGTTGCTACTGGACTAGATAAAGTTGGAGAAGATGCAAATACAAGTGATCCAGAACCAGTTTCATCTGTTATTGCAGAAGCAAGGTTTGCAGATGATGGTGTTCCAAGGAATGTAGCAATACCAGTTCCAAGTGATGTTATTCCTGTACCGCCGTTTGCTACTGGCAGTGTTCCAGTAACACCAGTGGAAAGAGGCAAACCAGTTACATTTGTCATTACACCAGATGCTGGAGTTCCAAGTGCTGGTGTAGTTAATGTTGGAGATGTTAATGTTTTATTTGTAAGAGTTTGTGCGGTATTTAAATCTACAGTTGTTGCAGTATTAATACTAAATGTTGTTCCAGTTAGTGTTAATCCTGTACCTGCTGAGTATGTGCCTGCACCAGAGAATTGGGTAAACTCAATATTGTCTGAGCCAATAGTTGTTATAACGTTTGTTTGTACCCAGCCAGTTTTTCCGTTTACTGTACCAGCCTCTACGAAAATAAAGTCTCCAGCATCTACTTCTGGACTTGAGTCATAATCTGTTGCACGATCTGGAGTGCCAGATGCTTTAACTACATAAACGCCGTTTTCTGTTTTATTTGTTTGATTTTTTACAAGAATGCGATTACCTGTTGCTAATGTTACTCCATCAAGAGTGTCGCCATTTTCAAGGGCACTTGCTAATGTAACATTTGCTGTTGTAGCAGCCTGTACTGCAGCATGAACGTTAAGTCCTGCTGTTGCAGCGTCTACATATGCTTTTGTAGCAGCATCTGCATCTGCTGTAGGAGTTCCAAGACCTGTGATCTTGTTTGTTCCCATTGCGATAGCACCAGTCATTGTACCACCAGCAAGTGCTAATTTGGCTGCAAGGTCTGTAGTTAGGTCAGAAATCTTTGATTGAGCAATTGCAGCAGAAGCGTTAATATCATCATTTGTAATTGTTCCATTAACAATCATTGTACTTGTTACGGTACCACTATCACTAGTTGTAACAACTCCTGCTGGAATATCTGTTGTTAAAGCAATTGTGCCTGTGCTAGTTGGAAGAGTTAATGTTGCAGCACCATTAGTAATAGATGAAATTACTGGTGTTGTTAATGTTTTATTTGTTAAAGTTTGTGTTGCGCTGTCAAGAACAATTGTTCCTGTAGCATTTGGAAATGTAGCAGTGCGGTCTGCTGTTGGGTCTCCTGCAGAAATTGTAAGTTCATAAGCATCTGCTGTAGAGCCTTCCATTGTAATTGTTGAAGTAAATACACCAATATCTGTGATATCTGAAAGATTTCCAGTTGTAATAACTGTACCACTTGTATTTGGAAGAGTAATTGTACGATCAGCAGTTGGGTCTGTTACCTGTAACACTGTTTCATAAGAGTCAGCGGTAGCACCTTCAAAAGTAATGCTTGAACCAAAAGCAGGATTTACTGTTGAGTTAATATCAGCAAAGTAGTCTAGGTCTGCCCAGTGATTTGTTCCATCACCAATTTTAAATTTATTTGTATCTGATTCCCAACCCATTTCACCAGCATTTAATACTGGGTTTGCTGATGTCCATTGCGCTGCAGTACCTCTGCGTTGCTGCATTCTGGTTGCCATTTTTACTCCTTATGCTTATTCATATTATAACAGATAATTAGTTGAAATTATCTATTGCTACTCCGCCATCGTATGTTGCTTCAAACTCTGACGTATTATATAATCCTGCACTTACTAAAACTCCAGGCTCATTATATGCACCACCACTAATGAATGTACTAACAATTAATCCAGTACCATCAATAGCAGTATCGTGAATGTGATCCTGCAATATTTCTGCATCTTCAAGTGTTGCAATTGGAAGCCATTGACTGCCATAATAAACATGTACACGTTCTGTTAATGTATCAAACCATAAATCTCCATTTTCTGGAGATACTGGAGGTGTTCCGCTAACAGGAAGTTGTGGAGAGCCTACTGCGGTATCTACATATGCTTTTGTAGCAGCATGTTGATTTTCAGTAGGAGTGGCAACTGTGACTGTTGATCCAAAGATTCCGCCTTCGGCTACGTTAATGCCGTGCTTTACTCTGAAGTCTTTATTTACTGTTGCCACTTCTGACCTCTATTCTTAATTATGCTTCAATATATGTTTTGTGTACTTTTACAGAAGTATCTGATGCTGCAGCAGTCACTAGAAGACGAACATTGCCACCATTATAGTCAGCGTCTGTTGTTCCTAATTGAGCATTGCTAATAACATCTGCATACTCTGTTAAGTAAACGTTATTTGATCCATCTACAGTAACTAAAACTTCAATTACTTCAATGTCTCCCGCTTTTTTCATCTGAACAATATATTTTGCAGATGAGTAAGTGCTTGCTGACCATGAGTCAACTACTGTTGCACTTGTAGAAGCAGTAGCAGTAGCAGTTCCAAGTAGTGCATCTGTAAGAGTTACAGATCCTACTGTTACACCGCTAAATGTTGGTGTTGCTCCTGAATGTAAATCTTGTGGGCCAGATAATGTAATTGCACCAGTTGATGCAGTTGCACTAATTTGATTTGCTGTACCAGTAATTGAAAGAACACCAGTATTTGTAACAGCATCTGAAGAGATACTAATACCAGTTCCAGCATTAACACTTAAAGTATTTCCTGACTTAGCAAGACCATCACCAGCAACAACTTGTCCCAAACCAGTAAATTGTGTAAATGAAAGTTCGGTTGTTCCAACTGTTACTGTTCCATTATTTGTTAATGTCCATCCAGAATCTGCGTTTACTGTTCCTTCTTCTACGAAAACAGCAAAACTTGCAGTAATTTCAGCACCTGAGTCTGCATCAGTTGAGCGAGTTGGTGCCCCAGAAGCGTTTACTGTATATAGACCATTTTCTGTTGCGTCTGCTTGGTTTTTAACAAGAATTCTATTTCCTGTTGCAAGTGTAACTCCATCAATTACATCGCCATTTTCTAAACCAGAGGCTAGTGTTACTGCTGCAGTTGTTGCTGCACGAACAGATGGCTTCCAGTCAATTCCTTGAACAGCAGAATCTACATATCCTTTATTTGCTGCATCTGTTGCATTTGTTGGTGTTCCAAGACCTGTAATCTTGTAAGTACCCATAGCAACATCGCCAGTTGGTGTTCCAACAGCATTAAGGGCAAACTCTGATGGATCTACAGAAATTGCTCCTGAAGAATCGTCATAATCAAGACCATTGCCAACGTTATTACCAATAGCGTCTTGTGCTCTTTCATCTGTAAACCATAAATTGGTTGGTGAGCCATCTTCAGAAATATCATCTGTGTAAAGCGTTAAAGATCCACCTAGTGACAATGAACTTGAGTTGATTGTTACTGATGAGTTTGTAAGTTTATTGTTTGCAATTGATCCTGCAAGCATTGTGTTTGTTACAGATCCAGTGTCTCCTGTAGTTACTACAGTACCTGTTACATCTGGAATTGTAATTGTACGATCTGCTGTAGGATCTGTAAATTGAACAGTAGTTTCATGTGCGTTTGCAGTTGCACCCTCTACGGTAAATGCGCCATCTGAAAGATACAATCCAGAAACGCTTGGTGATGTTAATGTTTTATTTGTAAGAGTTTCTGTGCCATCAATTGTCGCAAAATTTGCATCTGTTAAAGCAGTATTAAATTCTGCAATTGTTCCTGATACTGTATTTGAACCAAGAGCAATTGTTTTATTTGTAAGTGTGTCTGTTGTATCACGAAGAACAACCTGTCCAGTTGCATCAGGAAGTGTGATTGTTCTATCTGCAGTTGGATCAGTTACCTGAAGAACTGTTTCAAATGCATCTGCAGTAGCGCCTTCAAAAGAAACGCTTGTCTGGAATACTCCGACTGGTTGTGTTTCTTTCCAGGCAATTCCATTTGTGGCATTTGAGTCTGCTGTGAGAACGTAGTTATCTGTTCCAACGGCGAGACGAGTTACGGTATCTGCTGCTGAAGCAACTAATAAATCACCTTTGGCGTCTACTAATGCTTCTGTTAATATGTCGTGGTTGTTTACAGTTGCGGTTGATCCTTCAACTATAAGCCCCGATTTTACTCTAAAATCTTTTACTACGGTTGCCATCTTTTATCTCCTTGGTTAGGCCTTTAATCCCATACGCATATAGCGTAGAGTTATAGGTGTACTTCCCCCCACAGGAACCACAGTTAATGAAACTGTATCCCCAGCCTTTGAAACAGAGATGGTGCCAATATTCCCATCATTTTCAATAGTGCCATATTGACTAACAGATACATCTGATCCATCATTCAATATTGTTAATTCTGTAACAGCGTACTTATTAGCACCGCCTGCTACATATTTAATGGAAATCATATATTTCATTGATCTCCACTCGCTTGCGGTAAAGTTATCAAAAACAGTTGAATTTTCAATTCCGTTGATTGTTAATTCATTATTACCATCTGAACCAAGATCTGTAGACCTAGCAGAAGTACTATCAATTAAATCTTCATAGTTCTCTTGGGTTGGTCTATCACCAGTTTGAAACAGGGCCTTAACGTTTGCTGTTGATATCTTTGCCATACCGCAATTATATCATTATATGTTAAAGTATATAGTTAGAAAAACCAATTATTTGAATACCGATTCCAGGTGGATTTGCTGGATCATATCCTTCAATTCCAATATTGCTCAGGGTAAGTCTAAATGGTAAAACCGATGTAGGTGTAATAACTTTTGCATAATCTACTTTTACTATATTTAATATTGTTGGTTTTAAGTCTACAATGGTTGAGGGGTTTGCAAGAGTTGTTGCAGCAATTAATGCTCCAAATGCAATATTTGAAAGAGTTGAGTCAAAAGGTTTTATATTTGATAAGGTTTTTGTTGATTGTATATCTTCAATATTTATGGTATTTGAAATATTGTTAATGGTTGTTATAGCCATTATTATGACTCCTGGTCTGTAATCTCACCTATCATTGTCATTTCACCTTGACATACCGTCCAAACACGAGTAGCATCAGATAATTGAACATCAAATACATCGCCAGTTCTTAACTGCTTTGATTGTGCTGGGGAAAGGGTAACCGTAAACTCTCCTGCATCGTCAAACTCTGTTGCATAAGGAGTTAATGTAAATAATAAATCATCTCCAACGTTATCAGAGTATCTTCTAAAGTCTGCATGAATATCCCAACCAGTGACATCTCCGCTTTCTTCATTAGTATAGTCTAGTGGGTTACCAAGATCGTCTTCTACATAAATTCTAAAAGAAGCACTGTCTCCTATAACTACCGTCCAATTTACAAGTGGTGGTATATTACCAAGATTATATGTTGCTGGAGCCGTTGGCTGAGGCGACATTGCGGATTCATTAGGATTACGATATTGTGCCATAATCTAATCATTATACCACTAACTAATAATAAAATAAAAAATATTTTTAATTTTATGCGGGGTATTTGACTCAATAAGTCAAAGAATGGTATAATTAATGTATGCTACCTACTTGGTAGCATTTGTTCTCTAGGAGGTATTTTACAATGAGAGAATCTAATGCTTGGCTAGGGGTATTTACGTTAGTTATTTGCAGTACTGTTTTTGTTGGTACAGCAAAGGCTACAAATGAAAATAACTTACTAATTAGAGAGTCTGTGAGATCTGCCACCCAACAGGTGGCTTTTTTGGTTTCTAAAGACAAAAAATTAGAAAAGTATGAAAATGCTCATAATTTAACTGATGAGCAATTAGTTGATATGTTACGTCATGTGGGGTTTGAAGGAAAAGCCTTAAGATCTGCTTGTGCTATTGCCAAAGCAGAGTCTAATGGTCGTCCTCTTGCCTTTAATGGTAATGTAAAAACTGGAGATAGTTCTTATGGTGTATTTCAAATAAATATGCTTGGTGAACTTGGATCAGATCGTAGAGATAAATTTGAGTTAGATTCAAATGCTGAATTATTAAATCCAGTACTTAATTCTCAAATTGCTTTACATATGAGTGATGGTGGAAAAGATTGGTCTGCATGGAGTTCCGTAAATGGAAAAAGGTATCAGGAATGGTACAACAAATATCCATGCAAAAGATAGTTTAAAATAAAAATACCCCCATTGGAATTATCCTTTGGGGGTTTATTTTTTATTAAATTATTCTGCAGGAGTTTCTTCAGCAGGAGTTTCTACTACTGGAGCAGTAAACACTCCATCAGCATATGAATATCCAATGTCAACAAATACTCCTAATGGAATTAGTATGCAATAAGATCCAGTTACGCTTTCTGCTACATCTAAAGAGCCAGCAACTATAATGTTAATAACTTGCGAATCATCATTTAACACAGCATATTTTTTCATTTTTTTTCTCCTTAAAGATAAATATGTAACTGTCCAGCGCTACCTGCAGCACCAGCATTATATCTCACACCACCATTGCCACCAGCAGCAGCACCAGTATTTTGAGTTGAAATATTTCCAGTTCTTACAATTGCTCCTGATGGTGATAAAGATGTAAGCGATGTGGTTCCACTAGCAGTACTTTGATTACCGCTAGTGCCAGTACTATATCTTCCTTGTGTTATAAATCCACCAGTTCCACCTGTAACAGAAAGAGCACCATCAAATGATGTTGTACCACCACTTCCTCCATTACCGTTGTTACCTTGTATGCCAGCAGCGCCAGCAGCGCCGACTGTAACAACATGGTTTCCTGATGGAGTTATTTGTACAAAAGCACCAGCAACAAGTCCGCTACCACCTGAGCCTCCAGTAGCATATCTTCCACTGTTTGTGCCACCAGCACCGCCACCAGAAGCACCGTGTATTGATACGAATGCCAAAGTTGCTCCTGCTGGAGCAAGATAATTTCCACTAGAGTTAAAGGTTGCTACATGCCTTAAAGGTGATACTGGGTTAGTATTAATTGCCATTATGAATTCTCCGATCCAAATAAATTAAATGCACACTTTCCATTTAAATCATATACCGTTACAACATCTGTTGCTGCTAAAGTAATTCCAATTGTATAAACTTGAGTTGAATATGGAGAACAACCAGAATCGTAAACAATATAGTGTTTATCTGCTTGTGCTTCTCCTGCAGGCCGTATTGAAACTCTTACATTTGTTGAATCCCCAGTGATATTGTTTATAACTAAAGAAGATACAACTGCATAATTTCCAGAACCTGTTGGCACTGTATATAGAGTTGTGGCTGTTGCTGCACTAGGTTTTACTTGACCTAAGACTTTGTAACTTACGGCCATTTATGCTCCCATCATTAAAATTACCTGGGTCATAGCATCTGGTGCCTGTTCCCATGCTGATATTGTACCATTACTTTTTAAGATTTTATCTGTTTGTCCTACTGGAGATGGAAGAACTGTTGTCCAACTACCGCCAATATAAACCTGTAATGAATTTACTGTTGCGCCACCTGAATCTTGCCTTATTAAACAAGTTGTTCCAGCAGCAGGGGATGGTATCGCTGCATCTCTGGCTGCGGGATTAAGAAAATTATTCATACCTTTTTCAGCATTAAAATGATCTGCGGTAGTTAATGTTGATAGATGTGTATGTAAACCAGTCCACTCAAAAGTTCCAGAAATATCTGTCTTACCAGAAACTTGATACCAAGTATCATCTGCTAAATTATAAACATACGCTGCTTTACCATCTGAATCAAATGAAGTTGGCATTAAATCACCTGATCAAAAGTGCTAGTGTCGCCATTATAAACATACATCTCAATTGGACTTGAACCCTTTTTAATCCATATAAGACCATTTGCTAAATTTGTTGATGGAGCAGTTGCAGTATAAACAGATGTTGCAGCATAATAACCAACACCAGCAGAAGAATCTTTATCTAACCAAATATATCCATCTGGGATTGTTGCAGAAAATGCTGTAAATGCTGCAGCAGTAGGTGCGGTTGTGCTTGCTCTAGATATATCTCTTGCTGCCTCTTCAAGAGTAGCATTGTCATCTATTTGTTCTTGTAAGTCATTAATGGTGTATGCCATTGATGGGTTTAATAGGTTTGCTGTGTTTGTTTCAGCAGTATCAAAAGTATAAGATCCATAATGATACGCCTTTAAAGCATCTTGAATATTAGCATCGTCAATTAATGCTGGAATTTTAGTTGGTACTAAGTTTCCTATATTTTCTACAGCCATTTGGTCACCTCTTTAAAGATTATACCATTTTTATATCAAACTATAGATATAAATATGTGTACCGTTTTACTTCCACTTAGGGCTGACCAACTGCCACCACTATATTGAACTGCATCAAAATTAATTACTAAGTTTGTTCCAGCCCCTGCTAAAGCAGGTATTTCCATTGATGACGCAATCGGGTTTGGTCCCTCAATTTGAAACTGAACGCTAAAGTTTGAAGCGGTAAGTGGTGATCCGCTAACTGTTACTATATTTGATATTGGAATAGTTATTGATCCAGATCCAGATGTAAAAGATACAGTTTCTACTGCAGAATAAATTGCTGGATTTATTTTTAAAACTTGAACCCAAGTGTTTCCTCCAGCCTGAGAAATGTATTGATACATATATCCATAATTTGCTCCTGGTGCTGTGTTGATATACATATCGTTTAAAATTAAAGTAGTTCCTAATAAAACTCCACTTGAAGTTAATGCATTTGGCTCACCAGATCCAACAATAAATTTATTTCCACGAGTTCCTTGTGGTCCGATATCTACCAAAACATCAACCGAGTCTGGTGGACCTAGAACAACTACATCTTCTGTATTAAGTAATACATCTACCACTATACTGCCCCAGTGATATCATCTGTTACTGTTATTGTTCCAGTCAATACTGTATAAATTTCTGAAGCGCTAGAATCAATTTGAACATCGTAAACATAATTTCCAGCAGCGAGTTCTCTTCCTACTTCTGGAAGAATAGTACATGTGATTGTATCTGCAGATCCATCAACTACTGCTTGTGCCTCATACTGAGTTCCTGTTTCGCCTCTTGCGGTAGCAATAAAAAAATCTGAATTAAAACCTGTTAAATCAAAAGCATCGCCATTTGCTGTTTTAGGGCGTATGACAAATTCGGCGGTATCGCCACGATAATAGTTAAAATTATAAGAACCTGGAAATGCCATTATTCCTCCTGTAACATTATACCACTATGATACCGATATATATATGCCTTTTAAAATAAACGAACTTTCATTATCAGTTCTAATTTGAGGTATTCCTCCATAGTTTTTAATTTTGTCGTTATTTATAAAAATGGTTTGACAATGAGATAAATCGTACTCATATTGATACTTTAAGAGTCCAACATGTCCAATTGGTGATAAATCTTCATCTCTTAATAAAGTCCTTATCCAAACCTCTGTATTTGATACATAAGTTTCTAAAGAAAAGTCATATCTGATATCCACCCTTGAACCAACTTTTAAGGTTTTTAGATTTATGTTTTTTGATATAGGGTTTAATAAGGAAACTGATTTATTTGGTAAATAGGATTCAATGGTTTTTGATTCATCAATATCTAAGAAAAAATTTACCCAACCATCATCTCCTCTTTCTGGTCCAGTCCTATATGTTTGTATGCCTTTGTTTGCATAGTATCCCCATCCAGGATATTGTCCAGATGGGCTATCATATCCATCCCCTGCTTTACCTGGTTCACCACGCTCACCCTGTGGCCCCTGTTTACCTGGATCACCTTTATCGCCTTTGTCTCCTTTAGGCCCTTGTGGTCCAGGAGGTCCCTGTGGTCCAGTATCGCCCTTTTCTCCAGTTATTCCAGGAACAGCGATATACTCTGTTGTTTTTACTTCTTTTATGGTTTCTAAATATTTTTTCTTTTGAGGAAAGTCCATGCTTTTAGCCATGACTTAGTCCTCGTTACTTTATTTTTGTTTTAAATATTTTTTTGCCAATTTTTATTACTGGCGGAATCTGTGGTGTTGGGTGAGATACTTTTACGATTGGCATTATAGTCCTGGGGTCATGTCACTTAAAACACAAATAGTACCTATAACTGGAGTCCAGACTGTATCTGCATCTGCTCCACTACCGCCCTCTATAATAACCTGTAAATCAAATCTTAGTTCGGCTGCTATCTGTTTGTATCCTGTGCCCCACTCCTCTGTAATTGATGCAGGAGCAATAATAGTTGCCTGATGACCATCAACCTCTACAGTTAGATTATCTAGGACATCTCCCATTGGATCATAAGATGTTGCGGTAAAGGTCCAATCACTGCAGTCAAAAGGTGTTATTTCGTCGTCTTCTAAAAACTCTACAAGCAAAGTTGCTGTGTCTCCACGGACTACGGTCCATTGAATATTTGCTGGCGAGGCGCCATATTTTTCTATTGTAGGAGCACACATAATAATTGATTATACCATTAAATAAACCAAAAACTGGACACCTAGACGCAGTGGGGTGGGGGGTAGTATCTAGGTGCCAGCATAAAAATTATAACATTGTATTATTATAAAACGGACATATTATAACAAAACGTTATAAACCAGACAATAAAAATTAATTGTTATAAAATCGTTATATTCAATTCTGCATAAACTGTAAAAAGCCAGGGTATAAAAGTGTATACTTAAAAGATATAAAGAAAAAGAATAACTAGCAAATAAAGTATTAAGATATCTTATATATAGTAATTAAGATTTAGAAGATTTAGATTTCTTAGAATTTTGATTAGCGATAAAATCAATCAATATCTC